ACATTGTTCTTGCTTCTATTTACCGTTCAGGCTCAGGTTCTGCTGGGTTTATTGACACACCCAACATTGTAGATAAACGTTTCTTTATTTCAAGTAACACTACTTGGATTAATGCAAATGAACCTACCCTTGCTGCTAACAGTGATGGCGCTAAAGCCGCTAACGGTGACATCTGGATTACCACAGCAAATGCTGCATTTGGTAAATCTAGTGTATGGCTTAAAGTCGCAGGCGCTTGGGAAAACCTTGCTAAGTACACTGCAATATCTAGTACCAATACTGCAAATAACCTTGTGCTACGTGATGCCTCAGGAAACTTCTCTGCTGGCACTATTACCGCAAACCTTGCAGGAAATGTCACAGGAAATGTCACAGGAAATGTCACAGGCAGTTCAGGAAGCACTACTGGTAACGCTGCTACGGCTACAAACGCTACTTTAGCCGCTAAAGCGTCTACTTTGTCACAAGGTGGAGGTAATGGTACTGCCATGACTTTCAACTGGTCTGGTCAAGGTGGTCAACCTGCATGGCTTTGGGGTAGCAATGATGGTTCTAACCATTATGTCTGGAACCCTTCACTCTTTAATGTTAGTTCTGCTCAGACTGCTGCGGCTGCTGGGTACTCTAATTACGCTGGTTATCTGTACGATTCAGGTACTGGCTTTTATTGGTCTATGCAACCTGGTAACTATTGGGGAACTGGCAGTGCTGCGGGAGTTGAGGCTAGTCAATTTTTAGCCACCGATACTTCAACTGGCTCACATTTTAGAGCAAGTGGTACCTACACTTACCTTGGCTTGACTTGCCTCCGTGTTGTAAACTCAAGTGATGTTTATAGTCAGGTAATTTCTTCTGGTCGTACTGTCCTTGTTAATTCTGGTAATAGTATAGGTACAGCATCCTCTAGTCGTAGGTTTAAAGAAAACATTGTTGAATACACTGATTTAACAAAAAGAATTTTAAATGTTAATCCAGTAACTTTTGATTACAAATCAGAACATATTGAAGAAGACTCACAAGACACTCGTTTTAATCAGTTTGGTTTAATTGCTGAAGACATGCATGATGCTGGCTTAACTCATCTTGTCTATTACGACAAGACTGAACAACCAGAAGCAATTAACTACACAATGCTTGCAGTAGAACTCTTGGGTGTTATTAAACAACAAGAAAACACAATTACAGAGTTAACAGCACGAGTTGAAGCCTTAGAGGCCCAGTAATGGAACGACCAATCCCAAACCCCACGGGAACGGTTGCGGACATTACAAAAATTCGTAGTGTTACCGCTCATAGGTTTCGTGAACAACAACCACAGATGAATGAACCGTCTAGTGACACTATCCCTGGAAAGGGCTCAGGAGACCAATAATGGCGCAGACACCCCTTGAATATGTTGTAGAAGTAGCACGAAACTATTTGCGTGATTTTCCTAAGTTCTTTCAAGTTAACTTTGACGCTGTTGGGCGTACATTTGAGTTAGGACAACCTAACATTGACACCAACACTATTTGGGTTGCAAACATTGTTGGTGCAAGTGTTACACCACTTACGTCTACTAACTACTCAATAGATGCCCGAAATGGTATTGTGAGGTTGGCTGATACCCCTGCTGCCAACAGTAAAATTATTATTGAAGGTTATTATTACGAGTGGATGTTACCTGCCGACCTTGAGTTTTACGCAAAACATTCAATTAATTACCATAAACCAACTATCAATGTTCCCTTAGAACAGGCTAATCCAGCAGTCTTGGATGTCGTTGGTATTGGTGCCCTTGTAGAAGCCCTACAGGCTCTTATGACAGAATATGCTCGTGACATTGATGTCATGACTTCTGAGTCCATTCATATACCTGGTTCTCAGCGTTTCCGCATGCTCCAGAGCCTTTGTCAACAGTGGGAACTTGAGTACCGTAAGCGTGCCAATAACCTTAACATTGGTCCTGAGCGCATTGAACAGTTCAGCCTTCGCCGTGTATCCCGTACCACTAACCGTCTTGTACCCCTCTATAAGGCTAAAGAACTTGGTGAATATGGTCCTATGGAGCGCATCTTTGTTGAAGACTCAGAGGGTCAAATTCTTATTACTGAAAAGAATGAGCCATTGAGGGAAGATGTATTTATTGATACAGAGCCTCCTGCTAGTTATACGAGCAACGCCTACTTCTAATGGACCTACGTTCAGAAGCGAACAACATTCGCAAGCAATACCGCAGTTACCAATCCTATGCTGGTGAAAGTGTCGTTTGGTACGAACACTCTCCTTTAGCAAATGCTGCTAGTGCAGGCTCCTACTACGATGATGTGTATGACGAGGGAGCAATAGGTGGCGGTGGTAAATCTTTTAAAACAGGAATTACAGTGCCTATTTTAATGATTACAGAATCTGAAGATACTAAGCGTGCAATCCCTGAGGGTCGCCAACCCGTAGAAATTGTTAACCTAGTGGCTTCTGTTTCAGACTTCCGAGATGCAGGAATTGAAACTGTTTTTGAGTACAAACAACACCTTAATGACATGTTTTTGTATGATGGTAGGTACTTTTCTGTAATGTCCTATCGTGTACGTGGTCGTCTTCGGGATGACATTTTGGTAGTTGTGGAAGGGCTAGAGGTGTATCTTAACCAAGAAATGCCCTTTGACCCAGGCCCTACAGCATATGCGGTTAAGAACTATCCTTGGCCCACAAAACTACCTACTATCTGATAAACTTGTACTATCCTTGATGAGCGTCAAGGTGCTACATTTGCCTAGAACTGCGTAAGGACCAAGCCATGACAGGCTCTTCTTCAACACAACTTAACGACAGTTCTGCACCCCTTTTGTCGGGCATGTTTGCATTTGTAGGCCACTTTGAGCAAGTTATTAATAACTATCATGCCGCTATAAGCACCGCTATTGACCATGTATCTACCGCTGAACAAGCCATGATTAGGGATAAAGCCCGCCAATCAGACACAGGTTGGGCTCCTTTGGCAGACAAAATTCAAGTTCAATACTCTCCTGAAGAGCGTATGCTTAAGTATTCTGTTGCTACTGAGGACGTAAAAGAAAACAATAAAGCGTTATCTTTGGAGTTTGGTGACGGAGATAGACCCCCATCACCCTTGTTGCGCTCATCTGCCCATGCAAGCAAAGAGAACTTTGGCTCACAAGTCACTGATAAGGCTTATGAACTCCTAAGTGGTGGCTACTAATGACACGTACAGGGTTTCTACTTGCTGAAGATGAGGCTATTAAGAAGCGTTTAACGGGTCTTACCGTTACAGATGACCGTAATAACACACGCCCAGTACAAGTGTTCTTTAGGTACCCTGATGCTGAAACTGAGCGTGAGTACCCTTTTGTTACTATTGAAATGCTTGACATTGTCCACGCTAAAAACCGCCAGCATTCAGAACTTCCTATCTACTACTACAATACCGCTGGAGGAGCGTCTGCCCCAACAGGTGCCTCGGTTATGCCAAATGCCATGAATTACTGGCCTAGTAACTCCCCTGATTTTGGTTATTTAGATAATAAGAATGATTTTCAAGTTCTTGTAAGTAATGAATTTGTTCCTGTTGACCTTCTGTATCAAGTGTCTACTTTTACCCGTAGCGCCCTTCATGACCGTCAGTTGTCAGCAAACATGCTTACTAAGGTTTTCCCCTTCCGAAGGGGTTCCATTCACATTGATGCGGACAACACTGACCGCAGATTAGAACTCCTTGACTGGTCAACTGCTGACTTATTGGACCCAGAAGCGGGTTACCGTAAGCGCATTTTCCGCAAGGTTTATACGTTGCAGATGTCGGCAGAACTGCCTTCAACTGATATATATGGCACCCAGCAGACCACCGAGATAGTCGCTAATATTGACTATACGAATTAATAAAAGACTTCATACCATCTACCCCATCTAGGAGAAGAAATGACATATTCACGCCCAGGTATTTACGTTACCGAAGGACCATTTACAACTAATGTAACCAGTAGCCCCGCTACGGTTGCTGCTGCTTTTGTAGGAACCGCTGAACGTGGTCCTTCTACACCAGCACTTGTACAATCATGGGCTTCATACAAAAACCAATTTGGTGATTTAACAGCAAACTACGAAATGGGTTATGCCCTTTATCATTTCTTTTCAAATGGTGGACGTAGTGCTTATGTAACTCGTGTTACTTCTGGTGCAAGCACAACTGCTGTTTCCTCAAGTACTTTTACTGGTACTGCAAATAGTAGTGCTCAAACAGTATTTAAACTTAGGGCTCCTAACCCAGGAATTTGGGGTAATGCAATCACTGCAACAGTAAGCGCAGGAAACATTACAGGAACTACTCCTACTTTTAATTTGGTTATTAGTTACGGTGGGTCTGAAGTAGAAAGTTGGTCAGAGTTAAGTCTTAACCCTGATAACTCTCGTTATATTGCAGCAGTTTTAAACAATTACTCTTCTTATGTCCAAGCGTATGATGTTATGTACAATGCTGCTGCCTCAGCCGCTTTTGCAGCGGGGACAGCCTACACAGTTAGCAACGCTTCTAACCAGGCTTTTACAGCAGGAGCAGATGGAAGTGTTATTACAGATGCTGACTGGGCACGTACTTTGCGCTTGTTGGATAATGTTGAAGGTCAATTAACAATTAACCTTGTAGGACAAAGTTCTACATCTATTATTACTAACGCTATTAGTTATGTTGATGGAGCCGTTGAAGGTTCCCGTAAGAATTCTTTCTTAGTCATTGACCCAGACAAGACACTCACAACAGCCGCAGACATTAACACCCGTATCCAAGGTTATGGTTCAGGTACCTCTTACGCTGCTGTTGT